GTCGTCGTTGAGCGGGATCCGCAGTACATGACCTACTTCAACGAAATGGTGCCGGAGTTCATTGAGAAGATGGACGAGGCGCTGGCGGAGATTGGCTTCACGTTTGGCGAGCAGTGGAGGTAACCATGGGAGCCAATCACTGGCAACCGTGGGAAAACCTGTTCCTGCATGAAGTTGCCGGACTGATGCCTGTCTCATTGATTGCCGAAAAACTTGAAAGAACAGAGCGTGCCGTTTACACCCAGGCCGCTCGCCTCGATGTGAAATTCCCAGCCAACACCAACCTCAGGAAGTGGACCAAAGCAGAGTTGTTTCTGTTTGGCCGGTTCACTCCCGAAGAAATCGCCGCGGCAACCGGACGCTCTATCCACTCCGTGCGCAGCAAGCGCAACTCACTTGCCCGATCGTCAGGAGGAAAAGTCATGCCTGAATGGACTACCGAAGAGCTGGCGCTGCTGTGGCGGCACTCAAACGCCGAAGTCGCAGAGATTACCGGCCGCAGCATTGAAGAGGTCGGAGATAAGCGGCTGCAAACCAATATTGAGCGTAATGGCTGGGATGTTAACGATCCGGAGCGTACATCATGAAATACGGAAGCGTGTGCAGCGGTATCGAAGCTGCCAGCAAAGCGTGGGAACCTCTCGGCTGGAAACCTGCCTGGTTCTCTGAAATCGAACCATTCCCATCCGCAGTCCTCGCCCATCACTGGCCGGAAGTAACCAACCTCGGCGACATGACCAAAATCGCCGATGCGGTGCGCGCTGGTGATGTCGAAGCACCTGATGTTCTGGTCGGCGGTACGCCTTGCCAGGCATTCAGCATAGCCGGATTACGTGAAGGCCTGTCTGACGACCGCGGGCAGTTAACTCTTTCTTACGTGGAATTAGCCAATGCAATCGACGCAAAGCGCCGCGAACGCGGTGAGCCAGAAGCAGTTATCGTCTGGGAAAACGTCCCCGGTGTGCTCAGCAGCAAAGACAATGCCTTCGGGTGCTTTCTGGCAGGACTTGCCGGAGAAAGCAGTGAGTTGCAGCCAGCAGGGGGAAAATGGACGCACGCAGGTTGTGTGTCTGGACCAGAAAGGGTTATCGCCTGGCGCGTACTTGATGCTCAATTTTTCGGAGTGGCCCAACGACGCAAGCGTGTGTTCGTTGTCGCAAGTGCTCGAAAAGGATTCGATCCCGCAGCGGTACTTTTTGAGCTCAAAAGCGTGCGCCGGGATTCTGCGCCGCGCCGAGAAACGCAAAAGGCTGTTGCCGCACTTACTGCAGGAGGCGTTGGAACGTGTGGCGCAGATGACAATCAGGCACAAGCAGGACACCTGATAGCTCAGTGCGCTAATGGTGACGTTAGCCACACATTAAAGGGTGAAGGGTTTGATGGTAGCGAGGACGGAGCCGGGAGAGGTGTCCCAGTTGTGGCTTTCGGCGGCGGAAATACCAGTGGAAACATCGATGTTGCAGCCTGCCTGACTGCGAAAGGACAGAGAATAGACTTTGAAGTGGAAACTTTCGCAGTGCACGGTACGCAGGATCCAGATACCAACCGAGAACTGGCGCACACTCTTGGGTGCAACAACGGACAAGAAAACGCCTGTATCGCATTTAGCTACAAAGATAATGGCGCTGATGCGACGTCGGATTTATCGCCAACGGTTCGCGCAGGAAACCACGATAAAAGCCATGCCAATAGCGGACAGCCTCCAGCTATTGCGTATGCATTCAAGGCCGGACAGGGTGCTAAAGCCGGTGGGATTGGTTACGCGGAAGAGCAATCACCGACATTAACCAGCGCCAGCAGCGGGACCAATCTTGCACCAGCGGTAATGCATGGCGTGGCAGTTCGCCGCCTTACCCCTCGTGAGTGTGAGCGCCTCCAGGGATTCCCTGATAATCACACCTTGGTTCCGTACAGACGGCAAATTCGCCCTGAGAAAATGGATCGAGACTTTGCGAAATACCTGATGCGCGGCGGCATGCTGACATTTGAAGAGTGTTGTGGCCGAGCTGCTGACGGCCCGCGCTACAAGGCGATAGGTAACTCTATGGCTGTGCCGGTTATGCGCTGGATCGGTGAGCGCATCGCCGCAGCGCTGCCAGTAGAGAAGTTGAATGGTGATTATGGCGGAAGTAAAACACCGCTCGACCAGCGTGACCTCTGGCGTACTCCTCCAGCCCTCTTCGCTTCCCTTAATGCTGAGTTCTGCTTTCAGTTGGATGCCGCTGCAGCGCCGCATAATGCGCTATGCCGGAAGTTTATCACCGCCGAGCAGAACACGCTGGAAACGCCATGGGCTGATTACCTGAATGTTCCCGGCTACGTCTGGCTGAACCCTCCATACAGCGACATCACTCCGTTCGTGAAAAAGGCCGCCACCGAGAGCGCCAATCAGATCGGCACGGTCATGCTGGTACCGGCAGACACTTCGGTTGGCTGGTTCAAGGAAGCTATTCAGACCGCCAGCGAGATTCGCTTTATAACCGCCGGGCGGCTGGCTTTTATCAACCCGGTCACCGGTAAGCCAGTCAGCGGCAACAACAAAGGCTCGATGCTCATCATCTGGCGACCGTACCCACGTACACACTGCCACTTCGCAACTGTGGACCGGGACGAGCTGATGGCTTTCGGGGCTAAACTTCTCGCCCGCAGGGAGGCCGCATGACGCCAGAAACAGACAACGCCATCCGCGCGGCCTGCCGACGCTGCACCGAAGAAATCCAGCAGGCCATGCGCAAGAAGCCAAAGCCTAACTGGAACGAAACGGTGCCTCCCATCATCAACAAGCATCACAAGAAAATTGAAGCTCTTGGAGTTAGCCTCCTGGAGTTCGTCGTATACACAGGTCGGCTTAATCGCCGCTTCGGAGTGGAATCGTGAGTTATTCAACAGTTATAAAAGTTTGGCCTGGCGAGAAGTCTGAAGAAGATGAAGAGCTCCGCAATGGCTGGGGAAGTGGCCCTGTCATTTGGAACGACATGGCAATGAAATATCTTGGTCTACAGGCCCATCAGTACATGATGAAAATAGATAGCCTTTGGCCCTTGGCTAACCGCCTTGATATTCCATATCACCATCGCGCTGTCCTCGCTATGACATACGACCGCATGTATGTGAAGCAGGAACATTACGCGTTGGCAGCAGATTGCATCAGAAAATACCTAACTGACTTCCCGGCTGATGATAAGTATGTAAACCACTGGCCCCGCATTGCTGAAATTTTTGAAAGCTCACCTGAGTGCCCAGCTATTGGTTTATGGCTCACCTCGGTATGTGAAAACCCATTCCTTGGCGAGTGGGATGAAGATACCGAAGATTACAAACAGCCTGATTGGTCTCGTTACTGGAGCCTTTTTGATGACCTTGACGCAAACGAAAGTGGTGCCGCATGAAGGCACTAATCACCCAGGAGCTTAAAGCTCCTTTTTTATTGCTGGCGTTTACCTTCGCCCGAATTAACCGACAGTTCCGGGAGCAATGATTATGAAAGAGTTCAAGGGTACTACGGGAAAATGGAGTTTTTCTCACAGTAGCGCAAGTGACGACAATGTGGCTTGCTTAGAAATTAATTCATCAGAATCGCTGCACGAAATTGCTTATCTACAAAGTACACCACCAAACATCGGAGGGGACGGGCAGACATCTTTCGATAAAACAATCGCGAATGCGCACCTGATAGCAGCAGCGCCTGATTTGCTCAAAGCACTGCAGTGCTTGGTAAAAAGTTACGACGATTTCAGAACCAGAACCGGAAGAGATAGCAAACCGCAATCTCCAGAATTACTGAAAGCGAAGGCTGCCATCAGCAAGGCTCTGGGGGAGGACTGATCATGGATATCATCGACACAGCAGCAGAGATTGAAGAGCTTCAGCGTAACGCTGCCCTTTCAGCTCACCGCATCGACCGTAAAGCCGTATCAGCTGAACGTTGTGAAGAATGCGACGAACCAATTCCCGAACCGCGGCGCGCTGCCGTTCCAGGCTGCCAGACGTGCGCCAGTTGCCAGGCTGATTTGGAACTTATCCGTAAGCAAAGGGGCTCCTGATGGATTACACCAAACTCAGTGACGGTGAAATAAGTGTAAGGCTCGCATATTTCCTGAAGCCAAAGTACACCGCCACTATTCACCCGCATGAAAAGACCGGTGCCAATTTGTCGTGGAACTGGTTTAACACGGTACAGAACACCGCCTGGTTTCCGTTACGTCGCGCCGAAGAACTCTACCCGGCAATGAAGAAGCATCGAATCGGTCTGGTCCCAACAGGGAAGACCGTGTGGCAGGCAACTCATGAGTCAGGTATCAGCTCCACTCACCGTAACCCTCTGCGCGCTGTGGCAATCGTCTACCTTCTTTTGAAGGAGTCAGCAAATGTTCAGGATAATCCAGCCTAATACCTGGTACGCCGATCCCCACGGCGCTCCCTGCAAAATCCTCCGCGCTACCCACGAAGTAGTCCACTACATCGGCAACGGTCGCACCTGCATCGCCAGCATGGGCCGCTTTCAGCATGAATTCGAGCCGCTGACCAAAGCACAGGCTGAGCGGATCGCCGAAGAAATCGAAACAGCAGCGCACATCGAGAAATTAAGGAGCATGAGACGTGATCGGAATACTCAAGCCGGTACCGGAATCTCAGTGGCCGGTACGATGCCACGACCCCAAACGGAGCAATGTTTGGGCTAACTCTTACTTTCTTGTTCAGGAGTTTCAGGAAGACAACGGCGTCATCCGCCTGACGGTGAACACCACCAGCATTGGCAGCTCTGGCCGGTGGAAGGATGGCATCAGCTGGGATGCGTTGCAGGAGATAAAGTCAGCCGTTGGATATGGGGATCGGGATGCCGTGGAGATTTACCCGCGGGATTCTGATTTGGTGAACGTGGCGAACATGCGCCATCTGTGGATTACGCCAGAGCCTATTGCCTTCGCTTGGCGCAAGTAATTTTAGGCTGCGCGCCCAGCGTGCAGCATGAGGAGAGATTATGAACCTAACGATCAAGTAGATTTACGAACTGGCTTCTTTCGCCGGGCTGATGTGTAGCTCACCGGAAGAATCTCAGGTTGATGAAGAAACAGAGATTTGTATCGACAACGGCGTAATTCATGATGATTACGGTCAGGTCGAATATGAAGGACTGCGGGCATGCTGCGCAGATTACCCAGAAGAAGGCTACATCCCACTTGAAGACTGACGCAACTGATAGCCAGTTATGAGCTGGCTATTGGGTGCGAAAGCACTGCTCCGTTATCCCTTTTGCCCGGCCCCGCGCCGGGCTTCTTTTTGTCTGGAGGAAATGCATGGTTGAGGCAAAAACACTGACAGCCAGACAGGCGGCCGAACTACTGATCACCTCACCGAGAACTGTCTACCGTCTTATCGACTCAGGTCAACTGGCCGGGAAGAAGATCGGGAACAAATACCGCACGACCGACGTTGCCTGTATTGCGTATTTACATGACCCGCGCGATCCTGTACCTGCGAGCGCGGGTGAACATAAAGGAGAAATTTTATGTCAATCACCCTCAGAGGCGGCGTCTGGCACTGTCATTTCGTTACGCCGTCAGGGAAAAGAATTAGACGATCTCTTGGCACGGGGGACAAGAAACAAGCGCAGGAGCTGCACGACAAGCTGAAGGCTGAAGCATGGCGGGTGGATAAAATCGGGGAGTTGCCGACGAGGACGTTCGAGGAATGTTGCATCAGATGGATCCGCGAGAAGGAACATAAGCGGTCACTCGATGACGATAAGACCAAAATCGAATATTTCCTGCGGCATTTCTCCGGCCGGGATATTTCAACCATCACTGCTGATCAGGTTCATGAAGCTGTTTCGAAGATGGTCAACCGCAAGCATATCCAGGTGTGGGAGTCGCGCCGGGACGCGGCTATACGCCGGGGGAAAGAACCGCCGCCGTATGTTGAGAAACCGGTAAGCCAGGCGACAAAGAGTCAGCACCTTTCTTTTATGCGCTCTCTGTTTAAGGCTGCGGCTAATGACTGGGGCTGGATTAAATCGGCCCCGGTTATCAAAACCAAAAAGCCGATCAGCAAACGCATCCGATGGCTGACCAGGGACGAGGCAGAACGGTTAATTGCCTGCATGCCGGAGTCGATAAAGCCGGTGGTGATATTTGCACTGGCAACCGGCCTGCGCCGCTCCAACATAATTGATCTGGAGTGGCAGCAGGTCGATATGCAGAGAAAGGTTGCATGGGTAAATCCGGAGAACGCGAAGGCGGGCAAGGCTATCGGCGTGGCTCTGAATGATACCGCATGCAGGGTATTAAGGGATCAGATTGGTAAAAGTTCAAGGTGGGTATTCGTTCACACTAAGCCATCAACGCGCCCGGATAAAACCGTCACTCCGGCTGTCCGTAAAATGCGAGTGGATGACAACAGCGCCTGGCGAATTGGCCTGGCAAAAGCGGGGATTGAGGATTTCCGTTTTCACGACCTCAGGCATACCTGGGCGAGTTGGTTAATTCAGTCCGGCGTGCCGCTGTCCGTGCTGCAGGAGATGGGCGGCTGGGAGTCGATCGAAATGGTCCGTCGTTATGCTCACCTGGCACCGAACCATTTAAGCGAACACGCACGGAAAATAGATGCCATTTTTGGCAACCATGACACAAATACGACACAAGGAGAAAATCAGGCTGGTTTGAAACTGGCGTAAGTTACTGATATTGAATGGTACGCCCTGTAGGATTCGAACCTACGACCTACGGCTTAGAAGGCCGTTGCTCTATCCAACTGAGCTAAGGGCGCACGGAGAAGCGTGAACTTCGCGGTGGTGAAACGCGTGGAATTATACGGTCAATGGCAGGTGAGTCAATGCCTTTTCCCCGATCTGTATCGATAACGGCTAGCTGATTGTAAATACGGCTGTTTTTTCAACATTTTCACTACATCCCACGTAGAATTTACCGCTGCGAAAAGGCTTAGCTGCTTTTAAGTAACGCCTGCTGTTTTCCTGTAGGCCACCTCGTCACACTGGTGCAAGGTATCCCGGCCGCCTGGAGGCTGACAGACAACAGGACAATGGAGTGACAGCGCAAAACCTGACCTATACGCCTCCCCGGCTAAAGCACATTTCTCATGATATCACCGGTATCAAACTTGAGCCCATCGTTGCCCTCGCCTCTTCGCACAGGATCGGTGTTGAGGTGCTCAGCGTTCTGTCACCCACGCTGCAAAGTGAAGATTTTTTCCGCGAACAATCGGCAGAACAGTCGCTTATGCTGCTGGAAGTGCAGCTTCGTGTGCTAAAAAACGTGGTCGCCTGTAACAATATTTTCATCAATCTGCCGATAACCGTACTCATGGTGCCAGAACTTTTTCAGCGTCTGCTGCAACTGCGAAGCCCGCCGCTGAATATAGAGATTGTCGACCCTGTCGACTGTTTCACACTCTCCGATACACAGCGGCAAGTCTTGGCCCAGCGCCTGAAGCAGCTGACCGTAAAGGGTCACCGCATCTGGCTGGATGACGTTGATGACAGCGTTGTCCAGCCCTTCTTATCCTGGCCACTGCCACTCAGCGGCATAAAAATCGACAAAGAAACCTTCTGGCGTATGCGCGCCACCCCTGCGCTGGGGGAACTGGTTTCCCGCTGTTTTCGGCTCGCCGGGAAGGTGCTTATCGAAGGTATTGAGACTGAACGGGATCGTTCCTGCGCACGCCAGGCAGGGGCACAACTCGGCCAGGGGTATTACTGGCCATCCTGGACATGGCCGGAGGATTAAACAGCCATCTCCAGGAGGGAGGCCATGGGAATGACAGTGCGCCGTTACCGTCGGCGTCGTACAGGAAGTGACGCACTGGGATTTACACGCTCGCCTTTTGCTCCCCCCTTCTTTGACCGACTCGAATTTTTGAGCCAGTCCACCAGCCTGACCCATAAAACTGACGCCCCGTTTATCATTCTGGTCACGGAAGATCATTACCTCCGCACCGGATTGATGAAAGGGAGTTTTCCGCTGAACTGCTGCGCCGACTATACGTTGCTGGAAGACGCCTTAGCCGCCGTCAATCAGTGGCCCTCCGCCCGTCTGGTGGTAGATATCGACAGCCGCGCGACGCCGCTCATCGAAAAGCTGGACAAGTTGAGACGCTATTGTCTCTACCCGCCCTTTTTGATCCCCCACCTCCTTATCAGAGCAGATGATTACGATACCCGCCTGTTCTGCAAAGCGGCGGGGCCCTTTCATGTACTTGAACGTCAGTTGCCCGCTGCGGCACTGCAGCAGTACCTGCTGGAAACAAAGCCGCCGCAAGGCTCGGTGAAAGAGTGGTTCACGCGCAACGAATGGCCCATACTGCAGGAACTTTCTCGCGGCAAAACGCTGCGTCAGATTGCCCTGATTCAAAACCACCCCTATAGCCGCATTATCTATCGTCTCGGCTGCATTTTGACCAAGCTGGGGTTAAACCACCGCCAGGAATTGCTGCACCTTCTTAATAATCTCTCAGACTGCACGTTTTGACTTAGGCATTAACCCGTTCATTCCTAAAGACCTTTAAGAAACAACCTACTATTTGTGTTAAATTTTCGTTTCAATTTAACATTTCATTCAAAATTACAACTATTCCTAATTCATCCACTTAAACCACGCGAAATATTACAGAAAACGGCAATAGCAGCACTTTCCTCCATCCGTTAAGCTCTCCAGGAGTCCGTTAAAAATATGATAATGATGTAAAAACAAGCAGTTTATCTGTACCGGCCAGGCGCGAGTGCAGGATACTGCAGCATATCCTGCTGCTCAGTTTCGCTTTTTTCCGCCGGTCGCCACGCGCTTTCAGTTGAAGGTTTTACCACCTGTTGTGCCGTTTTTTTGCGCTTGCTGTGAAAGCACCGCACCACTTTCCCCACCTCGCTTTGTTAACAATTAATTAACACAAAGTGATATATGTCATTTTTTGTTATTACATAAAGATGAAAAAATGTGGTAAATGGAATAGCAGGACATTTGCGCTAAATTTAAAATAATAGCGATTCAGATCCAGAAGATAATACAAAGCAATGGACCAGGATTAATTTACAGGGTTTTCGGAGAAAACTTACACGGTATAATAAGATGCGTTGCAAATATGAATAAGAAAAACCTTTTTGCCACACCAGCCAAATGAGATAACCGCGCTGAGGCATTAATTTACTCGCTACGTTAACAAGGATGCTTTCGCTCTTTCCAGGGAATTACTACCGTATAAGGATCACCATCTATATCCTTCCGGCATTTCGAGAGTTTGAACAAAACTCCGCATAACGCTTTTAACAATCTGAGGCATTAAAAATGAAACCGGCATCCGTTATCATTATGGACGAACACCCTATTGTCAGAATGTCGATAGAAGTCCTGCTACAGAAAAATAAAAATATCATAGTCAAACTCAAGTCTGGCGATAGCCATGAAGTGCTTGATTGTATTCGCAACCACCCCATCGATCTGGTTATCCTGGACATCGAACTGACGGGAACCGATGGGTTTTCATTACTTAAGAGAATCAGAAACCTAAACAAAGACATCAAGGTTCTGTTCCTCTCGTCAAAATCAGAGTCGTTTTACGCGGGACGCGCCATTCGCGCAGGGGCCAATGGCTTTGTCAGCAAGCGAAAAGATTTGGGTGAGATCTACAACGCGGTGGAAATGATACTGATGGGCTATTCTTTTTTCCCGTCAGAAACGCTGAACTTTATAAATCATCTGGGCTCCGGGAAAGGTATCACGCCAGATATGCCATTATCGAATCGCGAAGTCACGGTGTTACGCTATCTGGCGAATGGATTATCCAATAAGGAGATTGCGGAGCAGTTGCTATTAAGCAACAAAACCATTAGCGCGCACAAATCCAATATTTATTCCAAGCTCGGCGTACAGAGCATTGTGGAATTAATAGATTACGCGAAAGCACACGAACTGCTATAAACTGAATTCACTCCCCGCAACTTAAGTGAGTTGCAGGGAGTGCGGTCAGCGCTAATTATAATTGATCATAAACGTGGCATCCGCATCAGCCCGTCCCGGCTGAGGGTTATCCGCTGTGGCAATATAATTGGCATAAAACGACAGTACCGCATTACCTTCTGCATCAACCGTCACCGGCTGGCAGGCCTGCTGAAGATCCAGCCGTGTTTTATCCGCATCGCGGATCTCCACGGCAACCTGACCCGCCGTACTGCCATCATTGAGCGCCAGCAAACCGCTGTCGCTGCCGTCTGCTTTTCCCGAAAACGTAATGGAGGCGGCGCCAGGAGGACAGCCGGTCAGCTTCAGCGTAAACGGCATGGGCTGCGTGCGGCTCCCCGTGGTTCTTAGCTGTTTGGTCGGCCAGGTGCCGAGCGTGACGACCTTATCGCTGTCATTGCCTTCGGCCACGCAGGTGAAATCGACGATGTTGCCGGACATCTCAATATTGATTTCCCCCAGCGCCGTGGCCGCCTGAGCGCCAGCGTGAAGCATCATCAGTACTCCCGCAGCAATGTACCTGCTCCAGTGTCCCATTGCTCCTCCTTAATCGTAATCCACGCGAAGATAGCCGCGCGAGGTGAAACGGCCCTCGGCAGGCTTGTTGCCCGTCACGCTCACAGGCCAGACCCGAATGCCGACCTGTGCCTGAGCGCTGTCATCCAGGCGGAACGGAATTTTGCTGGTGAGCGTGTTAGGCGTCAGCGGCGTGCCGCTTTCGTTAGCGACCACAAACCCCAGATCGGGATTATTAGAAACCAGCGCGTTACCGGACACTTTCTCCGCTTCGATACGCATCGTCAGATACGCATTGGCTTCAACGTTTGTGCATTTAATGGCAATGGTTTTGCTTTGAGGCGTAACCTTCTGCGGTCGATTTCCGGCACCGGCCTGGCTAAACAACGACGCGCCAATATCGCCAAAATCAAACTCCACGACCTGGCCTGCGTTGATCGCACAACTTTGCGGTACCTGAATCGTTCCGCTGTAGCTGATGGTATAGACCGGCGTATTAAGCGGATCGGCGGTTGTCGTCGTGACATAGACCCTGAACATGGTCTGCTGCGGGATCACCACCATATTGATAAAGCGCCGCGTTACCCTCAGACGGAAAACCAGTTTGGAATCGGTCACCGGGAAAGCCTTGTTATTCGGTACGTTGGGGTGCTGCCCCATCTGGATATAATTCGCGGGAGGGTAGAACGTGCCCGCAAAGTCATCGTGGATCTGCATGGCGCCGTCGAGGTACTCATTCAGCTTCACATATTTATAGCTGTCGATCACCGTGGTAATGGGCAAGTCGGTGACATAGCTGCGCATGGTGGATTTACCGGTTGTCCCGCGGGGACAAATGGCATTCACCCCCACCAGTCCAGATTTTTGCGCCAGGGTGACAATCTCCCCCGGCCTGTTGTTAGCGCTGTTAAACACATTGGAGAGATCGTAGGAAATATCCTTCGCCACGCCGGTGGAGTTCTGGCACACCGTGGCCCATGTGGGCAGTGCGCTGCACAACACTGCCGCGCCAAATATGCTACGGATAATGGTCATGATTGGGTTCCTGTTAGCGTTCACAGCGTGCCCCCGTCAGCGTAATGGCCTGATTCAGGCTTTCCGGTGGTAAGTGATAGCTTGCACGGCACTGGGACTGTTTTCCGTCGCCCCACTGTATAAGCAGCTCACCTTCCAGCGGCAGCCCGCTGAGGTAAATCTGCCCGTCATCCCCCACCATGCTGGTGACGCCGCTTTGCGTTTCACGCACTACCGCGCCAAACGGCACGGGCTGGTCGCCGAGCGTGACGGTCAGCAGAGCGCGCACGCCAATACGGGTATCGAAGCTGGCGCGCACCAGCGCCCCTTTGGTCGGCACCACGCTGCTCACGTTATTTTCGATGTCGGTGTTGTTGCTCATGGTATTGGTGTCCAACGCCACGCGGTTGTAGCGGTAGACGGTGGCATACGGCATCACGGCATAGCCTCGCCAGTCGGTTTTCACCCCGGTCTGGTTTTCCACGCTCACCCCGGAGGCGCCCGGCGCTTTGATCAGCACGTTGGTGTCGCCCAGCGGCTGGCTGAAGGTCACCCCGTCTGAATGTCCCACCACGCCGCCAGAAAGCTGCCAGTTGAGATCGTGCTGGTCGCGGGCGTAGTTGTAGCCCACGCCCAGCGTGCCGTAGGTCGCCTGCCAGTTGGCGCTGGCGCTGCCGCTTGCACCGTTATTGCTGGCGTGCCCCTGCGTGACGCTGTAGTTCAGGTTGCGGTCTTCGAGCAGTGTTCCGCTCACACCGGTCTGCCAGCTGGTATCGCCGTCGCTGTTACGGCTGGCAGAAGCGGTAGCGTAGGCTCTGTCGATGGCGCTATCGCGGCGATAGCCGTTACGGGTAAACAGGCTGAACGGCACGGAGACGTTAAACGACGCAATCCGGTCCGTACCGTCGATCCCAACGGCCTTGTTCCACGACCAGGACACGGAGTAGTTGATCCCCTTCACGCCGCCCGCATAGCCCAGTTGATACCAGACGTTAGATTCACTGGTGCCCCAATAGCTCTGCTGGCTACCGGAGAGGTAAACCGAGCCGTAATCCCCCAGCGACTGGGAAATGTTGAGCTGGAAGCGCCCCTTTTTGTTCCACGTCAGGTTGTGATAACTCTGCACGTCCGGCACGCCGTCATCGTCCTGACCTTCGCCATACTGGTAGCCTTCCATTGAGCGCCACGCCACATCGTCCAGTGTGTAGAACCCTTTGGTAGAGTAGCGATAGCCCAGCAGCTGGAAGTTGGTGCCGAAGCCGTTAAGGGATTTTGCGTAGAGGAAGCGCAGGGACTGCCCTTCATGGCGACTGTCATCCGCGAGCTGGCTGCGGGCATGGGTGAGATCGAGCGAGACCGCCCCCCAGTCCCCGAGGTTTTTCCCGGCCCCGAGGGCAATCGCGGTATAGCGTGACGCCAGCTGCGTGCCGCCGTACAGCGTATAACCGTCGGCCAGGCCGGTAATAAGCGTTCCCTGAGCGAAGAACGGCGTGTCCTGCTCGCTGTTGCCGCTGCGGTAATCCCCCGCCACCAGGTCATATTTCCAGCGTCCTTCACGCTGCAGCAACGGCACGGTGGAGTAAGGCACGGTGTAACGCTGCTGGCTGCCGTCCTTCTCTTCTACCGTTACCTCAAGATCGCCGCTTGATGAGGTTGGGTTAAGGTCGGTAATGGCAAACGCCCCAGGCTGGACATAGCTCTGGTAAATGACATAACCGTTCTGGCGGATCGCTACCTTGGCTGGCGTGCGGGCAATACCGCGCACGGTTGGCGCGTAGCCCTGCATGCTATCCGGGTACATGCTATCTGAGGAAAAGAGCCGCCCGCCCCGAAAGCCGACGCTGTCGAAAACATCGTTACCGGTATTGCTGTCGCCCAGCACCAGCTCGCTTTTCAGCGGAATGACGGTGCGCTGAGCCCAGGTGCCAATATTCTGCCAGTTGCTGTGACGCTGACCGTTACTTTGGGTGTAACGCCACGCGCCGTTATTGCGTAATCGCCAGGCACCATAGTTCAGCCCGCTCTGCAGGTTCAGGTAATAGCTGTCGTCATCGCTGCCGCGGTTGCCGGTAAAGCTGTAATTCAACAGAGCGGCGGGAATGCCTTCATCCCACTGTTCAGGCGGAATGTAGCCCCGGGCGCTGTTTTGCATGGCCACCTGCGGCAGGCTCACGTTCAGGCGCAGTGACGCAAAGTTAAAGGCCGTTTCGCTGCCGGGAATAGCCGTCGTCATCGGAACGCAGGTTTCCCCCTGCACGTTTGCCAGTTCCGGGAACGCCGCGATGTTGACGCCGAAACGGTCGAGCATCGCGCGCGTAATGCACGGCGCTAACCCGCCCGCGACGGGTGGCGTGTTTTCGGCTTGTTCAAAACGCACGTCCTGCGTGCCGATAAACTCATCGTTGCGCCAGATGTCCACGCGATAGACGCCCGGCGCCTGCTGGTGTCCTTGTTCAAAACGCGACAAATCCGCCACGCTGGCGGCGTCGTCGGACAAAAAAGCCGGGTTGAAGTAGCTTTCGCTCCAGCCGGCATGCGGCCAGAGCGTTGTCATCAATGCCAGTGCAACCGGGCAGTAACGCCATTGAGTGTTCATCGCCCTGACTCTGCTCACAGATTGACGCTACGCGCCGGAGTAATAGCGCCGTAATCATTGACGCTCTGCCAGGAGAGCGTGCCGCTGGCTGCGGTTGGCAGCACCTGCTGTGCGGAGTTTTTCGGCGCGACCATCAGGTTTTCCAGCGTCTGACCGCCAAGCTTCAGATTGACCAGCGTGACGTAGTAGGGCGAAGCATTGCTCACCTTCAGGTGGTTCCCGACGCGCTCAAAGCGCAGCTGGGAGAGCGCCTCTTCCGGCGGCATCGACAGGTTAGCCGGGCGCACAAACAGCTTGATGCGTGACAGAATGGCCAGCTGCAGCACGTTATTGTTCTCTGTTTTCGCTTTACTCACTGACGGAATTGCCTTCACGTTCATGTAAAAAAGCGATTCGCGATCGGCGGGTAGCGTCGGCCCGGCATAAATAATGCGCAGTGTGTTTTCGCTGTCCGGCTCGCTCACAAATAACGGCGGCGTGACGGCAAAGGTTTTTTCTTTTTGCCCGCTGGCGTTTTCAATCCACGCGTTAATTAAATAACGCTCCTGCTTGTTACTGTTGGTGATCGCCAGCGATGTCTGTTTTGCATCTGCCGGATAAATCACGCGCGTCGCGCCCAGTGCAATTCCGCCGGATGCATTTGCGCAGGCAGAAACCATCATCAAAATAAAAGATAAAAACAGTCCGGGTTTAATCAGGGTGTTCATCACAACCGTACCTTTAATAATGTGTTCGCAGGCGTCAGGGATAAATCAACGTAAACCAGACATCCGACTGAATATTGCCTGGCACGAGGTGTTCGGAAATCGCCCGGTAGCGAGCGCTGAAATGAAACGCCAGCTCACGGGTATCAATGGGTAGCCAGCTGACCGCCGTGGCGTTCGGGATAATCTGACGTTGTTGTTCGTCGAAAAGCGCCAGCCCAACGCCGCTGCTGACAGGGGCTTCACCTGGCCGCGATGTCGCCAGGAAAACCTGCGGATCTTCTGCAGGGGTAGCGCCCTGAAACTGGATCCCCACGGTACGAGAAACGTCCACGCTGCAGTCGAGCAGCCGTACGGTGAAAGGCACGTTTACCGTGGAAAAACTGCCGACGCCGGAAAATGAGTTGGTGCGGTACTGCCCCATATCCACGCGCATATTCTGGCTATCAGGCGCCACGGCGCAGCCGCCGTTGACCAGTTCCCCTCTCAGGTGAACCTTACCGCCGTCGATTACCACGGTATGTGCGTTTACCGCTGAGGCAATCGCAAGGGCAAAAAACAGTATCCCAGTCCTTGTCATCCTTCGTTCCCGGCATTAGCGATTAAAAGACCTCCTCCCTGAGGTCGACCACATCCCTGTACTCAGGCATTACTCGTATTTCATCACGAAGGTAGCGTCAGCGTTCGCCTGGCCTGGCTCGGTGGTCGCAGCAGTGGCTTTATAGCGCGCGGTGAAGTTCAGGGTGTTCGTGCCTTCAATCAGATTCTGCGCGGCAGAGAAGGTGGCACCGTCTGGGGTCAGGACGCTGGATTTACTGTCGAGGATCTCGATACCCACGCCTTTCGCGGTGTTGTCGTTGTTGCCAGAGGTGACCGCCAGCAGGGTTTTATCCGTCGCGTCGATCTGACCGGTGAATGCCACCGCAGCGGTTTTCGCAACCAGCGGATCGCAATCGTTCAGTTCGATGGTGAACGGAATATTGGAGGTGGTGTCACCCACTTTAGTGAATTTCGCGGTACGGTACTGACCGAGATTAACCGTCTGCTCAGAAGAATCAGTATTTACTGAACACGCAGCATTCACTAATTCACCTTTGAAATGTACGGTACCGCCATTAACGGAAACAGGCGTTGTGGTATCTTCTGCATGAGCGGCACCCGCGACCAGGGCCAAAGTTGCAATAACAGTAGAAGCAATGTTGCTGAGTTTCATGTCTATTCCTTTAAAATGTAAATAACCCTTCCCGCGGATAATCGGGAATAAGAAATACGTTCAATTGATTAATTGAAAGCTTATTTCGGAGGAGACAAAGTAGCCCAGGAAACTATTTTAAAATATGTCAAAACACTGCCATTTTACCAGGTCACATCCTATTCCCGCCTAGGAAATTGACCATACCTTCCACAAGGTTTTGTGGCCCCGTGATGAAATCTCGCAAAGGGTGACTGACAGCGGCGCTCGCTTCTGACAAAATATAGGCAATCCCCCCTTTCAAACGTTACAGACGGAATCTTCTCTCTGATGGCAGCAAAGATTATTGACGGTAAAACGATTGCGCAGCAGGTGCGCTCTGAGGTCGCTGAAAAAGTGAAGGC